TGGTGGAGCAGAAGCTGGAGCAGAAGCTGGGGCTGGAGCAGAAGCTGGTGCTGGTGCTGAGGCTGGTGCTGGTGCTGAGGCTGGTGGAGCAGAAGCTGGTGGAGCAGAAGCTGGTGGAGCAGAAGCTGGTGGAGCAGAAGCTGGTGGTGCTGAAGGTGGTGGTGCTGAAGGTGGTGGTGCTGAAGGTGGTGGTGCTGAAGGTGGTGGTGGAGAAGGTGGTGGAGGAGGAGAAGGTGGTGGAGGAGAAGGTGGTGGAGGAGAAGGTGGTGGAGGAGAAGGTGGTGGTGGTGGTGGATAAATCTTACAGAAAACGAATAAATAAAAGATATGGCGACAATTCAAAGAACAACACAAATTTTTAAAGATTTCGATATCGCTTTCGCAGCACATCCTAATACTAAAGATGTTGCTAAAAAAACAAACGCAGAAGCAATAAAACAATCCTTAAAAAATCTATTACTAACTCAATACTATGAAAGACCTTTTCATAGTGAAATAGGATCACCCATAAAGGGATTACTATTTGAATTAGCTACACCTTTATTACAACAAACAATACAAAGAGCAGTAATCGATACTGTTACCAATTTTGAACCAAGAGTTACCCTTGAGAATGTTTACGTTTTTATGAAAGATGAAACCAATGAAGTTAATATTACGCTTCTCTATGTAATAACTGGTTTAAACATTTTACAAGAATTAGAACTAACCCTAGAAAGAACAAGGTAATTCGATGGCAAATACATCTAAACTAAGAGTAACAGAATTAGATTTTGATGATATAAAAAGTAATTTAAAAACTTTTTTACAGTCTCAATCTGAATTTACAGATTATGATTTTGAGGGATCTGCGCTTTCAGTTTTACTTGACCTTTTAGCATATAATACTCATTACAATTCAGTCTATGCAAATCTAGTTGCTAATGAAATGTTTTTAGACAGCGCATCAAAACGTGCGTCTGTTGTTTCATTAGCAAAACATTTTGGATATACACCAACATCAAGAGTATCACCAAGAGCAAATATTAATTTACAGGTTGTTGTTACAGGTTCTCCAACAACATTAACACTTCCGAAATATACAACATTTACAACTACACTTGATGGAACAGATTATACATTTTATAATCTATCTTCTTTGACAAAAACACCAATCAGCGCTAATACCTTTTTGTTTGATAGTATTGAGATTGTTGAGGGGACACCATTATCTTATCGCTACACTGTATCTAATAATCAAAGATCTTTTGTTATACCAAATGTAAATGTAGATATTACTACATTATATGTAGAAGTTCAAAATAGTGCAACAGATGCTACGAAACATACATATGTTAAAGCAACTGATATGGTATCCGTAACATCAACCGACAAAGTGTTTTTTGTTGAAGAAACACGAGATGGTCTATTCCAACTTGTGTTTGGAGACGATACTATTGGCAAACAATTAGTAAATGGTAACATCATAACTATTACATATTTGTCATCTAATGGAATTACAACAAACAATTGTAATTCGTTTAATTTGGGAACTACTGCTGGTTTCACAGTTAACAGTTATACTATTACTCTTAACACAAAAGCAACAGGTGGAAAAGAAAGAGAAAGTATAGAATCTATTAGATTTAATGCTCCCAAGTTCTTTAATACACAAAACAGAGCAGTTACTTCAGAAGATTACAAAAATATTATTGTTAGAGAATATGGTCAAATAGATGCTATTTCAGTTTGGGGTGGTGATGTAAATGATCCACCAATATATGGTAAAGTTTTTATCTGCGCGAAACCAAAAAATGGTTTAAGTCTCAGTGATTCTGATCGTTATTTTATTAGACAGATCTTAAAGAATAAAAATGTTGTTGGTATTACACCAGAATTTATTGACCCCGAATATTTGTACATGACAGTGGAAGCTGATACGTATTTTGATCCAGGACAAACATCAACTTCTAGTTCTACTCTACAATCAAATATTATTTCAACAATTATTAATTACAGAGATTCTGATCTTGATAATTTTGATAGTATTTTTAGAAAGAGTAAACTGTCTAGATTGATTGATTATACCAACAAAGCGATTTTAAATAATAACATTAGAACAAAACTCTACAAAATATTGCCAATAAATACTGAATTAGAAGTGGATTATGTGATAAACTTTGTAAATTCTATCACAAAAATATACTCATCGTCATTTAGATTAGTTGGTGATTCAGTTGATTATTATATGGAAGATAATGGTCAAGGAACAATGATACGTTATCATTATAACAACAATATCAAAGTAATTGATGACTTAGAGTTTGGTTCTATTAACTATAAAACTGGTGTTCTAACAATACCACAGGTTCAATTTTCATTACTAACAGATACATGTAAAATTTATGCAGAACAAGAAATACCAGATGTTAATTCTGTTAGAAATCAGATATTAACAATTCTTGAGAGTGATATTGCAGTAAACGTAAGTATTGATACAAGAAAATCGTTAATAAGGTAACTAGATGGTTGCGAAACAAAAGAATTCATTAGTAGTAAATTTTCAAGCGCCAGAATTTATACGCAGCGATTATGCGAAATTCATCACATTCCTAAAAAGTTACTACGAATATCTAGAGCAAACAGATAAAACTCTAGATGTTATGAGAAATCTAGATACATATAATGATATTGATGAGCAAACTAATTCTCTAATCTTAAGTGTTTTTTATACAGCATTTTTACCAGATTTTCCACAGATATTATCAGCAGATAGAAAGTTTCTACTAAAAAACATAGTAGACTTTTATAATTCTAAAGGTTCTAATGAATCTATTAAAGCATTTTTTAGAATTGTTTATGGTGAAGAAATCCAGATCTATCTACCAAAGATTGATATTATTAAAGTCGGCGCTGGTATTTGGAAAAAACGATTTAAGATCAAACTTACTGGTATTTCTTCTGGAACAATTTACGAATTGCTTGGCCAAGAAATATATCAGATCAGTTCAATAACAGGAAACAAAACTGTAAGAGCAAGAATTGTTGATTATGAGGAACTAACTGGATCTGTAATTATTACTGCAGATAATATTGTCCTAAACTTCGATAGTTCTATTCCTGTTTATACAACAAGAAATGATACTGGAGCAACAGTAACATTTACTCTAATTAATCAACTTGCTTCTGCAACAGTCTCCTATGGTGGTTTAAATTATTCATCTGGAGATAATGTTGAAATATCAACAGCCGTATCAAATACAGAAAATATACAAGTAGACAATGTAAGTTATGGTGTTGTTAGAGATATAATTTTAAACACTAATGGAGACAATTATTCAACATTAGATGAGATTTCATTTGATGACAATTATCTATTTAATCCTTCTGTTAATGTGTCAACAGCTGATAATACAATTACAATTAGCAGTGGAGTTTCTCTCACAACAGGAGATATTGTTACATATCGTGTAACAGTTGATAATAATAATAATGGAACAGCAGTTGGTGGATTAGTTGATGATACGAAATATTATATTATCACAGTATCCAACACAATTGTTAAACTAGCTACAACAAAAGAAAATGCTATTAATGGTATTAGTATTGATCTTACCACTGTTGGTTCTGGAACAAAACACTATCTTGTTTACGAGTTACCAGGTGTTGTAAAAGCAAAAGCAAAAATTACAAAAACATCTAGTGATGATCTGTATGGAGACGTTGCTGATCTTGAGGGTGAATACCCAACAATAGTTGACGATGAGGATAAACTGTTGTTTGAGGATGGTCAAACAATTAAAGAAGAACTTGGCGAAACAAATACTTTTAAATCAATAACAAAAAACAAGTATAATACAGATGATGATCGAACTGGAATTTCTACTGGCTCGATTACGTCAGATGACTTTGGTATTATGCCAGAAAATCAAGAGAATGATTCAGTTGTTTATACGAGATCATCATATAATGCATCTAATGGATTAATTAGACAGTTTCTTCCTGCAGTTTCTGATCCAAATAAACAATTTTCTCTTGAGTGGGCGCAGAATAAAGGTATTACTGCTGTTCTACAAGATGAGGAGTTGAGGGTTGGTTTCGCTTATGAAGATTCCTACGCAGCATCAGGAAGTTATACACCTTCTGATCCAATGACAATTGTTATTGAGTTTCAAAGCAATGAAGATTATAATAACTTAGAGAGATATGAACTCGTAAGAACATGGGGAACTACAAGTTATCCAGAAATTAAAAATATTACGAGTTGGGATTATTCAACACCAACACAATATGAAGATTTTAATCAGTTTAGTGAATTACAACACATTGGAATATATCCAGAAAGCGCAGCTGTTGTTTCTTATGGAGAAAAAACAGTTTCTCAGAAGGGATTTGATCCAAATAACAAACCAATTATTTACATTCGTGAGCGTGTATCTGATGTTGATTCTTCATTTACTACTACACAAAGACCTTGGGAATATAAATTTGTATTTAAAGAAAACACAAAATCTAATATAAAAATATATGTAAATTCTCAACCAATAAAAACTGAGAATCAACTCATTAAGACAGAAGACAGTGCATTTACTCTGTTTAATGAGGACAATACATATTTGTTTAAAGAAATTTATACTGATGTTGATACTAAAGCAATAGATCCATCAATTGCTGGTTCTAATGATACATTTACATCAAATGATCATGGTTTTGTTCAAGGCGATAAAGTAAAATTTACAACCGATGACTCTACATCACATCATAGTAGTGTTGTTCCACCAATGGAATCTTTACTAAAACAAACAACTATTGGTGTAGCTTATACTGGAAAATTTTCTGATACAATTATTGCTAAATCAACTGGCGCTGATTCAGCTGTAATAACAATCGTAGATGATGACACATCATATTATTTAAACAGTAATTATGGTGTCACACCAACAATTACAACAACAGGAACATTGCCTGTTTCTGCTCCTTGGGCAGGAATTGCTACAAATGGTTCTGGTCAACTATTGCTTGTTAAGAAATCTAATAGTTCAATAGAAGGTGTTAGCGCATCATATTCCACAGACCCAACAAACGTATACTATACTGCAACATTATCTTCTACAACTTCTGCTCCAGCTTGGACTGAAGCAACATTACCAATTACAGGTGTATGGGGTAATGTAGAATATGGTAATGGAAACTATGTTGTTGTTCAGGGAACGGGAAATCCAAGAAAAGAACCAACATACAAATTTGTACCAGGAACACGTGCAGTTTATTCTTCAGATGCGACAAACTGGACACAAGTTACTCTGCCAATTTCAGACTACTGGACAGATTTAAAATTTGTTAATGGTAGATTTTTCTTATTGCCATATGGTAATATTAGAAATGAATTAAATGGTTCTGTTTATGAATCTGTTGTTGCAGGAGAAACACTTGAACTAAGAGCGCCTGTTGGTGCTGTGTTTACACGTGTTTTGTTTTCAAGTTATGGTGATCCTACTGGAGCAAATGGTAATTATTATGTTGGAACTGTTGATTCCCCATTATCAATCAGTCAGGTTGAGAAACAGTTCTTAGGAAAAAACTATTCTTCGATTGTTGCTTCTGATACAATATTTGGAACAACAAATGTGGCTGGTAAAAGACTTTATGTCAAACTAGAATATGCGTACCAAAACCAAACACTTGGTTTGATGTCATTTAATGGTTCAATCTGGGATCAAATAACATTTCCATTTAGTAAATGTGCTGATCTTGCTTATGGAAATGGTGTATATGTCCTTACATCATACAACAATACAAGCGATTATGCGTACTCATATGATTTAATAAAATGGAAAACAGCAAGATTTCCGATTTCCGACAAAGAATTAAACAATTATGAAAATTTAGATAAGTCGTTTTGGTCAAGTGTTGTATTTGGTTACGATAAGTTTATTGCAACTTTCAACAGTGATCCTAACAAAGTAGTTAATTCACAAATTAAAAACAAGTTTGCTGTTTCTTCTGATGGTATTAACTGGGATACCCATACTAACGCAAGTTACGCATCAACAATAACTTCAACAGGATCAGCTTCAACAGGAAAAGGTTATTTTCTTGGTGGTCTTACGAGAATTCAATCTCCTCTGAATAATACTAGTTATACGGAAATTGATGGCATTAACTTTACTACAGAAGCAGCAATAAATCCAGCTGCTGCGTTAGTGCAACAAAGGTTTGGGGCATTTTCAACGCAATCAACAACAAAAGGATATGTAGCTGGTGGTGTTTATAATCCTGTCCCTTCATCTCCTGTAGGTGTGTGGATTAATTCCTTTGAGAATATTACTTTCTCTACGGAATCTGGATCTGCTATGGGTATAACTCTTGCTGCTGGTCGATATCAAGGAGCATCAACACAAAATACAACAAGAGCATATTTTCTTGGAGGGAACGCAAGTGGTTCAGTTACATCAGAAGTTGATGGTTTAGTATTTTCATCTGAAACATATGATAATCCAGCTTCGACATTAACAAATATTACTTTAAGTAATTCTGGATTAAGTTCAGCTACAAAGGGTTATACTCTTGGTGGTTATAGTCCATCAACTATTATTGAATCAATAGTATTTTCTAGCGCATCTACTAGTGTTCTTGGTACTGCACTTCCTACCGCAAGGAGCAGCGCAGGCAGTGTACAAAATTTGACAACAAAAGGATATGTGGGCGGATCAACTTCGCCATTTACTACAAGTATTGTTGGATTTGTTTTTTCGAGCGAATCTGTAACTTCTCAATCTGCTGTTTTGCAAATAGCACGCCAAGAGGCTAGTGGTGTTTCTTCCAGCACTAGAGGCTACTTTGGTGGTGGAGTATCTTATGTTACTAGTCCAACAGTATTTACAAATTACGACGAAATCGATGGTATTAGATTTGACACAGAATCATCGGTAAATCCATCTGCAGTGTTAACAAGTTCAAGATCATTTGCTTCTGGTGTGTCTTCTCCATCGACAGATATTTCAATATCAACTAATTATGTGCCTGAGATAGAGCAATCTATTTATGACCCAACTGGTAAAGTATTTGCTTTCGTTGCTCAGAATAAAAAAAGAACAGATGTAACAACTACTACTACTTTTACAAATTATGGTAATGGTTATTTTGGTGGTGGTCTTACTCCATCAACTAGTAGTGAAATTGATGGTATTAATTTTCAAACAGAAGCATCAGTAAATCCAGCTGCTACACTTGCTACTGCAAGATACATACCAACTGGAATGATGAGTTCAACTATTGGTTATTTCTTTTCGGGGTGGAGTAGTACTGCTGTATACGAAATTGATGGTATTCGTTTCTCAAACCAAACAGCAGTAAATCCTTCTGCTAGTTCAACTGCTCCAGTTGGTGGTCACAGTTCAACAACTGGTTCAATGTCGAATGATGGACAGCGTGGCTACATGCATAGTGGTCATATATCTCCACTCAACACTAATATGATACAAAGGTTTGATTTTCCAACAGAAACAGCTTTTCAACTTGTTGCTACTGCAGCATTACCAAGATACATGGGCGCTGGTGGATACTCTGCAGTAACCAACAAAGGTTATTATATGGGTGGTTATTCATACACAGCGCATGGTGTACCAGCAGATGGACCAACAACTGAAATTGATGGTTTAGATATGACATCTGAAACAGCAATTAATCCATCAGCTGTTTTATCTGTTCCTGTTTCTCATAATACGAGTTTAAATTTTACAAATTATGCCGTTGTTGTTTCTGGTTATGGTACTGGGGGAACAACTATAAATGAAGTAGAAACATTTACATTTGATACTGAAAGTGTAACGAATGTCGCTTGGACAATGCCAGCAGCAAGATTTGGAATAACTGGTGTTCAAAACATAAATTTGAATAAAGGATTTATTGCTGGAGCTCAATCACCAGCAGTTCTTTCTTCAATGCTCAATTTTAACAATACAACATTTGTATTTGCTAATATTGCTGCTACTCTTGCTGCTGCAAGAGGATATATGGGTGGTGTTTCAGAACCAACAAGCACAACATCTTACAGCAATACAAGTTTATTTAACAGCGATAATAGTAGTATTGGTTTGTTTACGATGAAAGACCAATTGACAAAAAATAAATCGTATCTTGTAAATTATGTTTCATCTTCTCAATTTAAGTTGGCTAAATCAAGAAAAGATTTAATTGATGGTGTATATGTTACAACTTCGCCACAAATAACTGACAATACAGGTTATGCGAAATTAATTACTGATCGTATTGACGCTGGTTCTCAAGACTCATTCACTAAAGCAAGTAAAAATGCGCAATTTAATGTGTATGCTAAGAAACAAACTGCTGGATTTCGTTCTTCGACAATGAAGATTAATCAAAATCCGAATGTAGCAACATACGATGATACTGAGAAGAGCTTTAAAAATTATACAAGCGATAACAAGTATTACATTTATGAGGCAGTTAATGAATCTACTGAATATCTTGTTATGGAAAGATCTGATATTGAAGGAACAGATCAGGTAAACATTGAGTTAGAGTTAGATAAGAGAAGTGAGACTGAAAAATTGCATTATGTTACGTATCCATATCTTGCTTCTGAAACATCAATAGTTTCTAAAGTTCAGGCAAATAATGAAATCGATATTCCAAACTACAGTAAAGTCAGACTGTTTGTTGATAGTTCTGTCCTTCAATCAGTAAATAGCGTTGAGAGAAATCCAGAAGAACTAATCTATAATGATTATGGTAGTTTTGATTTATCAGAAGATGCTACAGTTTTAAATAAAGAGAGAGATGAATACTTCAATCTTTCAAATCCTATTGTTTCAGAAACAAGCACAACGAAAACATATCGCAATAACTATAATGTTGTTCCATTTGGGCACGAGGATAAACCATATGTTGTTGGATTAACACCAGCAACAAATCAATTTTCTAGTGGACCTGGAGAATTTGGTAATACTGGTATTACTTCGTTTGTACAAAATACTAATATACGATTTAATGCTGATGCTGCATTTTTAGACAACACATTTTATACAATAGCAGCGAGTACTGAGCAAGCATACTACGATAATGATCCAAATAAACCGACAAAAGATGGAAGAACATTCCACACATTCTCATTTAATGTACCAAAAGAAGTCGGTGCGACATTTGATAATCCACTAACTGTTGCGATTAAAAATCTTGTGACAAATAGACAAAATAACACAAGCCACAAAACAGTGGATTATGGCGATAAGATTTTGTTGGGAGAAACTGAAAAGTTATCAACAATAGTTCAACTTCAAAAGAGACCAATAGAATGGACACCAGTTCTTACAGGAAATGTAAACTGGATTACTACAAATCAAAAAAATCTACGAATTTCAACAACAGGTTTTTCTGGTCAATCAACTTTCTATCCATACTATGAGCCAATAATTAAAGAAGTAAAAAATAATGATTTAATAAGAACCGTAAGTTCTAGCACTATTCTTAGATATAACAACTTACCTTCTTATCTGGCTGGTTTACAAGCAACAAATTCAATTAATGATTCTGACACAGCAGCATTTTATACCAATAATAGAGTTCGTGTTTTCTTGCTAAGAAATCCAAGTTGGAATGCTGTTGATACTACAACTTGGCTAGCATTAACATTCGAAACAAACAAAAATTATATTGTTGACAATGCTACTGGCACATCGCAGGCTATAAGTGTTTTCTATAAAGATTTTGAACCAGGAGGTCCATATACACTTGATAATAATTCTGCAATATATCTTTTCCAAAATTTAGCAGGTCCAAGTGCTGATAATTCTAAATATGGATTCTATAAACCAGGAACAGGCGATAATGTATGGGATGCGCAGGTGTTTTCTCGTGAGGGATTTATAAGAAATGTCTTTGCCAGCGCAAGAATTAATAGAGTTACTGCAAATAGTGAGTGGATGTTTGGTTTAAATTCAGACCCCTCTAATAATGCAAGTTTCGATACAATCGATTATTGTTGGTATCCTAACAGTAGTGGTGCTGCTAGCATTTATGAAAGTGGTTCATCTATCGGAACCTTCGGTACGTATACCGCTGGAAGTACATTTGAGATTACATATGATGGAACAAATGTAATTTACTATCTTGATGGTAATGAAAAAAGAAGGGTTACAAGATCAATAGGAAATCCATTGTTCCTTGATAGTTCTCTTTACAAGCAATATGGCACTAATACTACTGCTGTTTCAATGTTTGATGTAGATTTTGGTGAATTAAATGTGCCAGTAAGTTTTGATTTACCAAAAGTTCCAACTGACACAAGTGTTCCAGATGAAATATCTTTAGAAGATAATAGCGCAACAATTGCAGCAGAAACAAATATCTTTGGATTGCATGATGTTGGTGGAAATTATTCTAATGTCACACCTTCTCTAGCGATTGAATTTTATTCTCCATCTCTTGCTTTAGATGTTGCTAAAAATGGTTTATCTAATTCAAATTCTAGCTACCACATGGTTTATTACTGCGATAAAGCAGAGTATTTGAATGTTTCTACCGACACGCAGAAAACAACATACAAATTTTACAATTGTTGGAGTCCAACGAATTCAAATACTTTAAATGTAGCATCAACAGTAAACGATTATATTGTAACGATTCGTGATTTAACAAAGAATGATTATATTATTAAAAAGAAAAACGATTTTATTAATAAGATAACAACAAATGGACTGTTATATCGTGATGTTTGGGTTTCGAAATCTTCTGACGATTATGGTAAGTATGTTAAATTCTATCCATCCTATGCAGATTCTGTTGCTGATACAAATATAATTTCGTTATCAACTTTAAATATCGGAACAGCAAAAACTTTTAATCAAACATCATATTCTGGTAACTCAATTGTTGCTGAAGATCCTAGCGTATCAAAAATTGGACACTCCTATTATGGAGCAATCGAAGAGAACGATATTTTAAGAACCTTCCGCTTTGATCCTAATGTTGATGTTTCTGCAAATGCGATTACTATTTCAAATCATGGTTTACGAAATGGAGATAGAGTGTTATACCGAGTAGATTTTAATGGTGCAAAAATAACTGGTCTAACAGATAACACAATTTATAGTGTTATACAGAGAACAGACAATACATTAAAACTCTCAAGCGACGAAACTACAGCAATTACACTTACTGCTTCTGTTGAAACTGGAAAGAGAAATTATTTGCAAATTTATCCAGAATCTTTAGACTTTGGATCAACTAAAACATTATTTAATACTAAAACTGAATACTCTGTTTCTTCATCAGATCTCGTTCCATATTCTATCGCAACAGGACTAATCTCAAACCTTGGAGAAAAGCAATATGTTGTTGAGGGGAGAAATGATATTCTACAGGTCCAAGATACTACATTTGCCTTTAAAAATCCAGTAGAATTTAATACTGGAGATTATATTCGTATTGAACTAGGTGGTGGGGATCAATTAAAAGACCATGATGGAACCATATTAACAGGAACACAATACGCATATGCAATTAGATACAATGATAGATTGTTCGCTTTTGTTAAAAGATATGAAGAGGCTCTTGACGGTATTACATTCTTAACTGGTTATTATAATAATTCTCAATCAGTGTTTAGTAATACAATATTTTACAAAAATGAATCAAAATATAACAGTGGATCATGGTTTAATGCTGGACAAAACGCTTTACCACCATACATTAAAGATAATATGAAAGTGAAATTTTATGGTACATCTTCTGGTAAAACTCCAGGAGCAAGCTACTATGTTGATGCCTCATCTAATTCATTTACATTACATAACACAGTAGCATTAAGTGGTGTTCAGACATTTACTAATACAGACTACAATAATCTTGTTGAGTTTTCACCTGTTAGACCGACCTACCTTAAAATTGTATCCCCAATGATTACTGGAACTGTTAAAGAAGATGTTACTATTTCTTACAGTCCATATCCAAGTAGAGAAACAGGAATAATTGAGAACTTTGAATTAACGAACAAAGGAAATTACAATAGAATACCAAATGCTACAATCATAACAGATGATGGTAGACTTGGAACTGGCGCAGAAATTTATCCAATTGTTGACGACATTGGAGTTGTTAATTCAGTTACATTTATTGATGGTGGCACACACTCTGTTAACAGAACACTATATCTGCCTTATTCATTCTTCTCTGAAACTATTACTGGAACATGGGAGATTGGCGAAAAAGTATCAAAATCTGGAACAGAAATTGGAACACTTGTTGAAAAAAATGGAAGATACTTTAAGATTGAACAGAATGGTTCAGCAACAACTGTTACCTATGCAGATACATTAATCGGTATGATATCTGGAGCAACAGCTGTTGTTGGAAGAACTCTAAATATATCTGCAGCAACTAATGCAAGACCAGCAAAAATTACAACAACTACACCACATTATTTAAATACTGGTGATTTTGTATATGTGTCTGGTATTAATTCAACTGTTGCGAATGGAATATATTATGTAACAGTTACTGGAGTAAATACTTTTGCTCTATTTACTAATGTAACAATGGCAACACCATATGATTCCAGATTAACATCAGCATATGTTTCTGGTGGAACAGTTTCTGCTGGTTTATATACAGCACAAGGAACTGCTATACCTGGAGAAATAACATTATCCAGCGCTAATGGTCCAACAAACAACTATGAGAATGATAAAAATCTTATTCTGCCGACTTCTAAAGTTCAAGATTCTTACTATTATCAAGACTATTCATATGTTGTTCGCTCTGGTGTTTCATTTGAGAATTGGAAACCTTATTTTAATAAACTTGTCCACCCAGCTGGTATAGCTGTTTTCGGCGAGGTTGACTATGCTAATGTAAATAGTGGTCAAGTATTAATGGGCAACACAGAGGTTGTGAATAACCAAATAAATAATACAAAGACGACTACATCAACAACTGTAACAATAACATAATATGCCAGCAATCATTAAAGACAAAACAAAATACCAAAGCGCTGCAGACTACAGAGGATTGTTGTCTGCAGGTACAACCAGTTTGTATTATTACTTTGGGAATCCAGTTTCATGGGTAAAATACCCAGGTGGAAGTTATAACGAATCAACACCCCCAACGCCAAAAGATACATTGTTCGAAGAAAAAGAAATTTGGGATGGTGTTATTGGGTTGAAAAAAGTTGCGCCAGCAGATACTAAACTTGGTTTTAGGAGAATAGACTGGGCTTCTGGGCAATATTATGATATGTATAGAGAAGATTATGATGGGTTGACTGTTACAGGTGTAAGTCTTGTTGGCGATTATACAAACACCAAACCACTTTCATTAGCAAGATCTAATAGTTTAGTTCTTGTTGATGTAAATGGAGATGGCGCAACCTATCGTGTATATCGTTGCGTTGATAATAGGAGTACTTCGACTGGTAATCCTATTGCATCTACAACTAAACCAACACATACTACTTCAACAGTAACAACTACAGCAGATGGATACAAATGGAAATATCTTGGGCAACTTGACTCAACAGATATAAATGAGTTTTTAACCACAACTGTTTGTCCAATACCAACAACACTGTCAACAGCTACTTTATCTGGTGGAATTTGTTCAGTCGTAATGACATCTCGTGGAACAGGATATACTGGAACACCAACAGTAACTATAAAGGGAGATGGTGCAGGTTTAACACTAGGATCACCTGTTCTGTCTGGTGGACAAATTGTTTATATTCCTGTAACAGCTAGTGGTTCAGGTTATACATATGTTGAACTTTCGATATCAGGGACAGGAACTTCAGCAACTGCAAAAGCAGTTCTTTCTCCATCAGGTGGATTTGCATATAATGTTGAAAAAGAAATAGAACCAAATTTTTTGTGCGTTAGAGTAACAAATATTAATACTGATTCTTATTTTGTTGCAAGAGGAACGGCTCCTACTACTTATGGAACTGCTACTGCTTTAGATAGTGATAATCCAAATGTAAATGGATTAGTTTACAGAAGTGTTGGTCTTATTGAAAATCCATACAATTATGGCACAACTACAAAAGCGACATCAAATTTGTTAACTAATTTTAAAGAATTTAGATTCAATGTAAATGTAGGATCTGCCCCATCATTTGGTTCTAGATATTACACATCAGCTAGTGGTTCTTCTAATGCTGTTTGTACAACAGTTGGATATAGAGTTAACAGTGTAACATTCAATACAACTACTGATGTAAATACTTCAACCAATCAAATTACAATTTCTGGTGGCCACTCATTTGTTACAGCAGAGCCAGTAGAATATGCTGTTGGATCAGGAACAACTGTAGTTGGAAGTGGAATCAGTAATGGAGCAACTCTTTACGTAATTAAAGACAGTAATACTCAAATTAGACTTGCGACTACAGATGCCAATGCTAATGCTGGTACTGCTATTGATATTACTGGAGCTGGAAGTGGAACTGTGCATAGGTTAATATCTATGAATTCACCAAAAGCGTATGTTTCTTTTATTCAAACAACGCAGCAAAAAACTGTAAATAATCCCCTTGTTTCCACAAACGCATTAACTTATATGTCTGGAGATCCGATTTCTAGCATAAGAATTGGTCCATTCGAAGCATTTAATGGATCTTCTGCTAGTTTTGTATCATTATTAAATGACACAATTACAATAAACAGTCACCCATTTATTACTGGAGATCAAATTACATACAGTAATGGTGGTGGCACTTCTATTATAACAAGTACAGGTTCATTAACAAGTGGCGGAACATATTATATTATCAAATACGATAATGATTCGATTAAATTAGCAACAACACTTGCGAATGCGAATGCTGGTACAGCAATAGATTTAACTGGGCTTGGAACAGGAACTAGTCATAGCATAACTTATTCTGGAAGTGATGCGTCTTATAACCCAACAGTTGAAAGATATTCTGGAAGTATAATTTTCGCTGAGTATAGAACACCAGCAACAAGATCAATCTCTGAAAAATACAGATTCCTTCTTGAATTCTAATAAATATAAAGCAAACTATAATGGAGAAAGCATAGATGGACTTTAATATTCCACCATATTATGATGATTTCGATGAGGATAAAAAATTCCTTAAGGTATTGTTCCGACCAGGATACTCTCTACAAGCCAGAGAGTTGTCACAACTTCAGTCGATTTTACAAAACCAAGTATCAAAAGTTGGCGATTTTATTTTTAATAATAAGTCTAGAGTAATTCCAGGCGCAGTAATGCACCAACCAACTTGGACAATAAAACTTGAACCATTAGAAGTTGACACAGCTGTAAATGTTGATACATTTGTTGATAGTATTATTGGTTATGATATTTTAGGTGAAACTGCTGGTGTTCGCGGAAGAGTTCAATATGCTGAAAAAAGCGATATAGAAGGTAATCCAGCTATACTATATTATAGCATTATCTCTGGTGGGTCAGACTCAAGCGCATACTTTAATTTTAATCCTGATGAAATTTTAACAATTAAACAGGGAACAACATCATACAGAGTTCGTGTTCAAAATGCATCTGATGCTAGAAATTATGGTAGAATTTTTAAAATTTCACCAGGAGTATTTTACGTAAATGGTTATTTTGTTAAAAATGATGAACAAACTATTTCTCTAGGAAAATATACAAACGTACCATCTTGTACAATCGGTCTTGATGTTGTTGAAAAAATTATTACACCAGAAGAAGATACATCTTTATTAGATAATTCAGTCGGCGCTCCAAACTACACAGCTCCTGGCGCTCATAGATTCGTTATTGATTTAGTTCTTGTCAAACGAGAAATTGGATATGCTGCGGATAATTTTATTGAATTGATGAGAATTAGGAATGGTGAGACAGAGTTTCAATTGAAAGACAATGATTTGTCATATTTGCAGGATGTTCTTGCGAAAAGAACGTATGATGAATCTGGTGATTACATAGTTGATCCATTTGAAATGGAAATGAGAGAGCATAGAAACTCAGACCAAGGCGAATGGGAAGGAACAAGAAATTATCAGAAGGGTGATGTTGTTTACTACATAAACACATTAACAAACACATATCAATATTATTTGTGTTTAGACAATGGAGTTTCTGGATCCAGCACACCAACACATACTTCTGGCGTTGGTAGCGATGGTGGTGTTCGTTGGAGATATACCGCAAAACCAGTTTATGACTACGGTATATACTCTGAATCTCAAGGTGGTGATACAGACAAAATTGCGTTTGGTTTAAAACAAGGCACTGCATATATCAAAGGATATGAGTTTAAGACATTCGGAACAACATATCTGTCAGCAGATAAACCAAGAGAATACGCTCAAATTAAAAACACTTCTACTCCAGTTGTTCTTGGTAATTTATTGGATGTTCGTGTATTTGGCTCGCCAGATGTAGACAATTTTCAGATTGTTGATCTTTACAAAGTTGATACTATTCCAGCTGATGGATCTAACATTGGTATTCTTGTTTCTAATGGCGCTAATACTGCATCAAATGTTTATTCAAGCAGCACAACTTATTGGCCAAATGGTGTAAATAAACTTACATATGTTATTGTTTGCGCAACCTCGCAGAACTATGTTGTTGAAAAAATGAAATTTGATCATAATGCTACAACAAAAGCTCCATACAATTATAACGGAGCAAGTGGTTGGGTTCCATATATAACAACAAGTAAAATTGGAACAGCTAGGATTCGTTATTACGAACCCTACGAAAGAATCAACTCAAGAACAACTGCTAAGATTTCTCTGATTGATATTCAGATGAATCCTGGCGAAGACTTCCGTAAAGTTCGTGTCATTGGAACACCACTTAGTGTTGGTAGTACATCAACAGGTGGAGATCCAAATTGTTTCCGTGCTCTTGTTTTACCAGCGCTTTATAATAGTACATCAGTTGGTTCTGCTTCTGTTGCTAACAGTGGTGGCTATGGTGTAAATAATTCTGGTTCTTGGAGTGATATGGCATCAAACTTAACAGGGCAAGGAACAAGATGGACTTCATCAAATCAATTACAATCTGGAGATATGGTTTGGTTTGCTAATGACCCATCTCAGTTTTTCTTTGTTCGTGGTTTAACAAATGGTTCAGATACAACTACTAGGGATAATATAGGTATCGTAATGAATCATGCAACAGGTGGTGGTATTTCAGGTAATTTGTTAAGATCTGATTGCGCATTTGAAAACCCACAAGATTATGACAGTTTATTTACTCTACCAAAAACTGGTGCATACACGATCCGTGGTGGTAAT